TGCTAAATCTCCTATGGAAGAAGTAGTTAAGGGAGAGGAGTTTAAAGCTCCGGTCATTAGAACGGAAGAAAAAGATAATGATGTCGATAACGACCACAAAAATAGCAGAGAACATTATTATAATCTTATAGAAAAAGGTCAAGAAGCCATTGAGGGTATTTTAAATGTTGCAAAAGAGGGTCAACATCCTAGAGCATATGAAGTTGCATTAGCTGGTATTAAAAATGTTGCTGATACTGTAGATAAATTACAAGACTTAAATAAAAAATTAAAAGACTTGAAAGAGTTGCCAAAAACAGCTAATGCTAATATTAAAAACGCATTGTTTGTTGGTTCAACAGCAGAATTGCAAAAGATGTTAAAAAAAGATAATGAAATTATTGAAAGCAAAACAATCACACCCGAAAAAACAGATATTCAAGATAAGTGAATTAGGCTGGGTTAAAAACGGCATTATGCTTCAAGACATACTTGATGGCAAAGATATGTTAGACTGTGTTGAAATAGAACACGACACAAATCCAAATTACGATAAAGAGTATTTTGTTTATAAAGGTAGTAGTCGTATTGAGGCAGCTGTTCAAATGGGATATACACATATTGAGGGTTTTATAATATGAAGGAATATGAATTAGATAATATTACTTTAATGGGTGGTTGGTTTATACCAAAAAAAGTTTGTGATAGTCTAATTAAGTTTGCAGATAGTCAACCATTAATAGATGGTCAAATGTACAAAGTTGATGAGGGTCAAGTAATTGCTAAAGAATTAAAAGAATCTAAAGAAATGGCAATTAGTTTTACAAATGAAAATGAGCCCTTTCACTCATATAAAGAACATCTTTATAAGGTAATTAAAAAATATACTGAAAAATATCCTTATACAAATGAAAATACAGAATTTGCTTTAAGGGAAAACTATAACTTACAAAAGTATCCTAAGGGTGGTGGTTTTAAAATATGGCATATGGAAAATGATTTTAAATCACATTTAAATCAACATAGAGGTTTTGTTTTTATGACTTATTTAAATGATGTGAAAGATGGTGGTACAGAATTTTTACATCAAAATATAACAACACCTGCTAAAAAAGGTTTAACTTTAATATGGCCTGCTTTTTGGACACATACTCATAGAGGTGTAATTAGTAAAACAAAAGAAAAATACATAGTAACAGGATGGATTAATTTTATTAATCAACTAAACAAATGACAGACGCATATCTAGGTAATCCTAATCTTAAAAAGGTTAACACACCTGTTGAATTTACTAAAGAACAAATTTTAGAATTTCAAAAGTGTGCTAAAGACCCTATCTATTTTATGGAGAGCTATATTCGTATCGTATCTCTTGATGAGGGTTTAGTACCTTTCAAGATGTATGATTTTCAAAGACATATTGTAAGGACAATACATGACAACCGTTTCACTATTTGTAAACTACCTAGACAAAGTGGTAAATCTACAACTACTGTGTCTTATCTGCTTCACTATGCTCTTTTCAATCCTAATTCTAATATTGCTATTCTAGCAAACAAATCATCTACTGCTAGAGATATTTTAGGTAGAGTACAATTAGCATATGAAAATTTACCAAAGTGGTTACAACAAGGTGTTATCAACTGGAACAAAGGTAACATTGAATTAGAAAACAAGTCAGTCATTGTGGCAGCTGCAACATCTTCAAGTGCTATTCGAGGTGGTTCTTATAACATCATCTTCCTTGATGAGTTTGCTTTCGTTCCAGCTAATATTGCTGAGATGTTTTTTAGTGCTGTTTATCCTACCATATCTGCTGGTACTAAAACAAAAATGATTATCGTATCTACACCATATGGTATGAATCAGTTTTACAAATTATGGACAGACGCAGAGAATAAAAGAAATGACTATGTACCTATTGAAGTACATTGGTCAGAGGTGCCAGGCAGAGATGAAAAGTGGAAAGAAGCCACAATCAGAAACACCTCACCTGAGCAATTTCAACAAGAGTTTGAATGTGAATTCTTAGGCTCTGTAAATACACTTATTAGTCCAGCAAAAATTAAAAACATGGCATACAATGACCCTATTCAGTCAAATGCAGGATTAGATGTCTATGAAGACCCTAAAAAAGGTAACACATATGTATGTACAGTTGATGTCGCCAGAGGTGTATCAAAAGATTATTCAGCATTTGTTATATTAGATGTAACACAAATGCCATTTAAGATTGTTGCAAAGTTTCGTAACAATGAAATTAGACCATTACTATTTCCACATACAATCGAAAAGGTATGTAAGGCATTTAATCATGCACATGTATTGGTTGAAACAAACGATTTAGGTCAACAGATTGCAGAAGCTCTACAGTTTGAATTAGAGTATGATAATTTGTTGATGACTACACAGAGAGGGAGAGCTGGCCAGATTTTGGGAGCTGGCTTTAGTGGGAGAGGTTCGGGATTTGGTGTTAAAATGACCAAACAAATTAAAAAAATTGGTTGTGCTAACATCAAAACCCTTATCGAATCTGACAAGATTTTAATAAATGATTTTAATATTATTGAAGAGATGTCTACCTTTATCAGAAAAGGTCAATCATGGCAGGCTGATGATGGTAATACAGACGATTTAATGATGTGTTTAGTTATCTTTGGTTGGTTATCAAATCAACCATTTTTTAAAGAGATGACAGATACTAACGCAAGACAAATGTTGTACGAGGAACAACAATCTTTAATTGAACAGGACATGGCGCCATTTGGCTTCGTAGATGATGGTACACCAGACCACGAAAAGTCTGAGGTTGATGAGTATGGTACAGTATGGCATCCTGTTGTTCATAAAGGTCTCTAGTTTTGGTATATTATAAATATCAGTAAGGTTGAATTTTGAATATGGGCATAAGAAAACTTATGAGTTTTGAATATTTTAAAATAATTAGCTAATTAAAGGAGAAACCTAATGGCATTTCAAGTATCACCAGGTGTTCTCGTACAGGAAAAAGACCTTACAAGAATTATACCGGCTGTTTCGACTTCTATCGGTGCTGTTGCTTTTCAAGCGACACAAGGACCGTTAGATGAGATAGTTAGTATATCTAGCGAGCAAGAACTAGTAAGCAAGTTTGGAAAACCTAACTCAACAACATTTGAGGGATTTTTTACAGCTGCTAACTTCTTAGCATACTCTAATTCTTTAAGAGTGGTTCGTGTACAGAATTCATCTGTATCAAATGCTACCGAAAGTGGTAGTACATTTGTAATAAAAAATACTACTGATTACCAGGACAATTACGCAGACGGCTCAGCCTCTGTCGGATTATGGGCAGCTAGAACAGCTGGAGCGTGGGGAAACAGTTTATCTATTTCAACATGTCCAAGTGCTACTGCTTATGAAGAAGCTACTAAAACAACTGTTGCTGACGCCGCTATGGCTGTTGGTGATACTGTTGTTACAGTTACTTCAGCAACCGGCATAAGTGCAGGAGATATCGTAAACTTTGGTGACCAGTACGAGTACAGAGTAATTAGTGTCGCAACTAATGACTTAACAATAGTAAGAAAAGAAGAACCTCAACACTTCGTAGCAAGTAACTCTTCAGGTTTACATGCAGTACCAACTAACGGTGCAGCTGTAAGACGAAGATGGAGACATTACGACTTATTTGATAAAGCACCAGGTACATCACCTTTTGCTACAGCATTAGGTGGGTCTAATGACGAAATGCATATCGCAGTTATTGACGAAGACGGAGCAATCACAGGAGTTAAGGGTGATGTTTTAGAAACCTTTGCTGCTGTATCAAAAGCTTCAGACGCAAAAACACCTCAAGGTTCTGTTAACTACTATCCAGATGTAATTTACAATTCATCAAATTACATTTACTGGATGGACCATAACTCTTCAGGTTCAAACTGGGGTAGCGCAGTATCAGGTACAACTTTTACTTCCGTTACTACAGTAAGTGAAGTATCACTACAAAGTGGTTCTGATGGTTCAGCTGCAACAACAGCTCAAAAGCTAACTGCTTATGAAAAATTTGCAGACGCAGAGACAGTTGATGTTGGACTAATCATGGCTGGTAACGGTGACGCTACTCACATTGACAACTTAATTACAGTTGCTGAAAATAGAAAAGACGCAGTTGTATTTGCTTCTCCAGAGAGAAGTGATGTTGTTGGTGTAGCAAACGCAAATACACAAAAAGATAATGTTGTAGGATTCTTTAACGGTATCCGTTCATCTTCTTATGTTGTGTTTGATAGTGGTTACAAATACCAGTACGACAGATACAATGATGTTTACAGATATGTACCTTTAAACGGTGACATAGCAGGTTTAGCTGCAAGAACAGACCTAGTAGCAGACAGTTGGTTCTCACCAGCAGGTCTTAACAGAGGTATTGTTAGAGGCGCAGTTAAATTAGCATTTAATCCACAAAAATCTCATAGAGATGAGTTATACAGAGCTAGAGTAAATCCTGTGGCAACATTCCCAGGACAAGGAACTGTATTATTCGGAGATAAAACTGGACTATCTGCTCCTTCAGCATTTGATAGAATCAATGTTAGAAGACTGTTCATCACTTTAGAGAAGGCAATCTCAACTGCTTCTAAATTTCAACTCTTTGAATTCAATGATGAGTTTACAAGAGCAAACTTTAGAAACATTGTAGAGCCTTTCCTAAGAGAAGTACAAGGTAGACGAGGTATTACAGACTTCTTAGTAGTCTGTGATGAAACTAATAACACAGGTGAAGTAATTGATAGAAATGAATTCATAGCAGAAATCTTTGTGAAGC